TATTATTTATGATAACTAGCACCTGTTATTATACGATAAGCTCTATACACTTGTTCTAACAGTACTACTCTCATCATTTGATGAGGAAAAGTCATTTTACTGAAAGATAATGCATAATCACTTCTTTTCTTAACACTATCAGAAAGTCCGTAACTTCCACCAATAACTAATACAACATCACTTTTACCAGTTAACATTAAATTATCTATCTTAGCGGCAAATTGCTCACTAGAAATACTTTTACCTAATATTTCTAGCGTAATAACATACTGTGTATCTTTAATTTTTGAAAGAATATTGTTACCTTCTTTTTCCATAGCTAGTGCTATCTCAGAATCATTTTCTACTTTTACTTTCTCATCATTTATTTCAATTGTATTTAGTTTAATATATGCTCCTAAACGTTTTTCATATTCTTTAATAGCATCTCGATAAAACTTTTCTTTAACTTTACCAACACATATTAATGTAACTTTCATTATTATCCTCTTTCTAAAGAAAGGATGCTTATCAGCTCCCTACTCTATTTATTAAATACAAACTTCTCAATTGCATACGCAAAACCATCTTCATCATTACTTTTTGAAATAAAATCTGCCGCTTCTTTTAAAATACTATTACCATTTTCAACAGCAACACCTAATCCGGCAAACTCAATCATACTAAGATCATTAAGCCCATCTCCAAGAGCCATAACATTTTCGTTAGTTAATCCTAATTTTTTACATAATGAATCTAAAGATGCACCTTTAGAAATACCTTTATCATTAACTTCGATAAAGAATGGCTTAGACATAGCTACCTCATATTCATCACCTAACTCTTTAGCCAACTTATCTTTAATTTTTGCTGATTCATCAGGATGTTTTAAAATTATAACTTTAGCTGCACCTTCTTTTATTTCTTCTTTCATATTTTCAGAAATTACAAGTTTGGCACCTACTAAGCCAGTTTCTACTCTAGCATACTCATTATCACGATTTGTTATGACATTTCCATTTTGATATGTAAGAATATCACAGTCATTTTCTAATGCAACATCTATTAAAAATTTTATTCTCTCTGGAGATAAGAATTTTTCATAAACAACTTCTCCAGTTTTTAAGTTAGCTATTCTAGCACCATTATATGATAATAAATAATTATCATAACTATCTAATTTTAAGTCTTCAACAATCTTCATCATTCCAAAATCTGGTCGACCAGATGCTAAAATGACTTTTATATCTTGTTCTTTACATTTTTCAATTATCTCTCTATTTTTTTGAGAAATCTCATTATTACTATTTACCAGTGTATCATCTATATCTGTAACAACTAATTTTATCATACAAAAGCTCCTTTTTTCATCACTAGGGGGGTGCAAAACCCTCTTAGGGGGTGCATCATTTAACGATTTGTTCTATCCTTGATTTAATCATATTCTACAAATCTGTTTAACCCTCGTTTACTCAATATATTATATCAGATAACCTTAATCTCTCATAGTAAAAAAGAAAAAATCATATCAGATTGATATGACTTCTCCATTTTTAAAATGAATTTCTATTCTTTTTTCTTTATGAATTATTATCTTATCTACCAAATAATTAAATAGCTTAGTATCGTATTCTGTTAGTAACTCATCTTGTTTTTCTAATGAGTAGATAAATATTTTCAGTTCTCTAACTCTCTTATTTTTACTCAGTAAATCTAAGTTTTTCTGTTCTAATTCTTTCTCTAGTAATTTATACTCTTCTATCAGTTTATTATATTTTCTAGTGTACTCTTCTTGATCTTGTGCTATTTTGGAATTCGTTATTATCAACTTTTCTACATCAGTTCTGATATTTTCTAATTTTTCTTCGAGTTGAATGATTTCATCATCTGACCCCCTATCTTCTTTTATCATCTTCATTAGAAGTTTTATATTACCTATAATTTCTTTTCTATTATCAATTACCTTATTTAGTGCTGATACTATCCATCTTTGAATTTCATCATCTCTTATATGAGGTGTATCACATTTTTCTTCGTTCTTATACTTGTCTTTGCATCTATATATTGTCTCTTTATATTTGTCATTTGAATGCCATAAATGTCTCACGTATGAACTACCGCAACATCCACACCTAATTTTTCCAAAGTAGTTTTTCTCTGTATACCATTTTTTATTTTCGCTTAGCTGTACTTGAACTGCATCAAACACTTCTTTATCAATTATTGCTTCATGGCTATTTTCTACATAATACTGAGGTAGCTCTCCGTTATTCCTTTTCTGAGTCTTGTTTAAGAAGTCTGCTACATAGTATTTTTGAAGTAAGGCATCACCCTTATATTTTTCGTTTGTTAAAATACTTCTTACACTACTATAACTCCACTTTTCTTTTCCTCTTGGTGTAGGTATTTTATTTTCAGTTAGATGTTTTGCTATTTGATTAGGATTTTTTCCTGATAGAAACTGTCCAAATATGTATCTTACTATTCTGGCTTGCTCTTTATCTACTTCAAATCCTCCATCCTCTTTTGGTTTAAACCCTAATACATTATTGTATGGAAACGTAACCTTACCTTCAGTAGCTTGTTTTCGTTTAGACCATGTTATATTTTCTGATATTGATCTACTTTCTTCTTGTGCTAAGGAACTCATTATTGTAATAAGCAATTCACCCTTTGAATCAAATGTCCAGATGTTTTCTTTTTCAAAGTATATCTCTACTCCAACATCTTTTAGTTTTCTTACAGTTGATAGTGAGTCCACCGTATTTCTTGCAAACCTACTAACACTTTTAGTTAGTATGAGGTCTATCTTACCAGCTAGTGCATCATTTACCATTTCTTGAAACCCTAGACGTTTTTTGGTATTTGTTCCACTTATTCCCTCATCTGAGTACATTTTCACAAACTCCCAATCTTTCCTACTTGATATGTACTCTTCATAATACTTCATTTGAGTTTCATAAGAACTTGTTTGATCTTCATTATCTGTTGATACTCTAGCGTAACCTGCTACCTTTTTCTTTTTTATACTAGGTAGTTTTGACTGATGACTAAGTTGTTTATTAGCTTGTATAGTTGTGACTTTTCTATTCATCTTTTACTCCTTTTTTAGGTTACCTTGTTTTTTTATTTCTTGAACTTTATTGAATATTTCTTGAGAAATAATTGCTTCATGTGCATTTTCTACAATGTACATATCCTTTTCCCCAGTATTTTTTACTGAACGACCTTTTTCTTTTACATGAAATGTCTTTTGTAATATAAGTTTTCCCGTATAGGTTTCTTGGGATAATATTCTATAAACTGCTAGTCTTGAAAACTTTTCTCCTCTTCTTGTACGTTTACCTTCATCATTTAATATCCTTGATATTTGTGTTGGCTTTGTACCTGACAGGTATAACTCATAAATCTTTCTAACAATGTCAGCTTCTGACTCTTCAATTTTATAGGAATCTCCTACCCATCTATATCCTAATATAGGTTGTGGGCTATGTGGTAATCCTTGTTCAAACTTCTTCTTTACACTCCACCTTACATTACTACCTATCGCCTTTGATTCTTCTTCAGAAACAGCAGCGAGTAACGTTAGTAATAACTCTCCATCTGTAGTGAGTGTGTCGATATTCTCTTTTTCAAATTGAACCCCTATGTTTAATTTCTTTAGTTCTCGTATTATTTCTAACAACTCAATAGTATTTCTTCCAAATCGTGATATGGACTTTGTAAGAATTATATCAATCTTCCCTTTCCTACAGTCATCTATTAATCTTAAATACTCCTTTCTATTTTTTGTATTTCTTCCACTTACTGAGTTGTCGAAATAAACTCCAACATATTCCCAACTAGGATTATTTTGTATAACTTTACTATAGTAGCTTATTTGTTCAGATAGTGATTGTAGTAAATCTTGATGTGATACTCTTGCATAAGCTGCAACTTTTTGTTTTTTTACATCAGTCACATTTAGTGTTTCTAACTTTTTTATAGTTTTCATTATTGTATCCTCCTTTTCGTCATTACTATATATCACTCTAAAGAGACTATTTATCAAGTGATAATTCCATAAGTTTAGATAGTTTTGGATTATACTTTTCTAACATCTTATGTTTGAATTTCTTAAATTCATCTTTTGTGATTAAATTTTTCCTAAACAAGTTACTTAATAGTTTAATTGTGATTTGGTAGGTTACTTCATTTTTAGTCTTCATAGCTACCTCCAAATCTATGTTTAATATAGCATTCATGACTACAATACTTTCTTTTATTATTGGAATAAGATGTAAATTCTCTTTTACAACATTTACATCGATGTATAGAAAATGCCTTTCTATTCATCTTGTCTTGATTATTCTTCCACCATTTCATTCGGCAAACATCACTACAATATTTCTTTTGTTTTTTACCTTTTAAATGAGTTAACTTTTCTCCACACACTTTACAAGTATCAAAATCTTCTATATCTAACTTTTCTAATTTTTCTCTTCTGCAAATTGACTTAACTGTATTGGCTGACACATTTAAACATACAGCTATTTTCTTATAACCTAATCCTTTTTCTCTTAGTTTTTTTATTTCATCTTTCAGTTCCATATTTCTCACTCCTATGATGTTTTTATTCTCTACATCACAGGTAAAGAAAACTATGAAAAATTTAACCTTTAGAATAAACTTTACATTATATTCTACTTTATTATTAAAATTATCTATGTTAAAGTATAAATAATTAATATATAAATAAAATTAAAAAGTAAATAATTACTATTATTTTTATAAATTTTTTGTTAAGGCGGTAGAATGTTATGAATGAAAATAAACTTAATTTAACAGACATAGATATACTTATAGAAGAATCAAAGAAAATAAATTTCTCATCTGAATCCGAAGTTAGAAATTTAGGTGAAAAATATCCTGCGAATTTTAAGGAAGTTGGAAGTTTAAATGAAAATTCGTTAATAGAATATTTTAAAATAAATGAAAATTATAAACAAAGTAAAGAAATAGATCCTAATACATTACTATATAAAACATTACTAATCAAAAGAAAAATCTATTATTCTGATTTAGGAAATGGTAAGGAATTAAAAAACTTACCTGGTTGGAAAGCAATTAAAGATAATAATATATATCACAAAGCTCACATTATAGCGAAAGCATCAGGAGGTCAAAAAACTTATTTAGACAGACAAACATCAAAAAGATATCACAATGGATTTATAGCTACTATATGTGCTAATGTTGGAGTAATAGGACCATTGGGGATGTACGATATTGAATTGGAAATGAGAACATATTTAAATAAAGATAATTATCTACTATACGAATGTCGTGTAATATATAGAGACCCCAAAGATATTATTCCTATATTTATAGTTATGATTATAGTTTCTAATGACTATGCGATTAATAAAATTTACTTCGTTTGGAATATTCAATGTGGGTATACAATAGATTATAGAACAGGTGAGTATTTCCCTTGGAATTAAAAAAGAGCCTAGAAGAATAAATTTTCTTCTAGGCTCATATTTTATCCTAATATCTCATTCACTTTTTGCTGAACTCCATTGTAGTTATATCCAGCATTAGTCAGTCTGTTTACTCGGTCTTGCCCATTACCCCACTTACCTTGAATTACTTCTTGGGCTATTTCATCTAAATTATTAGATGTATAATTTCCATTCAGTAATCTATTCACTACTTCTTGAACCTCACTTGCATTATATCCTGCGTTAGTTAATCTGTTTACTCTATCCTCTCCATTACCCCATGCTCCTGAAATAACCTCTCGTGCAATTTCTTCATTGCTTTTATCACCAGTTGATACTGAATTTGTAGATCTACTTGGTTCTGAGATACTAGTATTACCTAACATTTCATCAACTGTTTCTCCTAAAGTCGCAAAATAATTCATACGTTCTACAAAGTAAGTTTTAACACTATCAGTTGTTCCACCATGTAAAGCTAAACTACGATGCGGACAACTAGTTGGACTAAACTCATGATGAAGTCTTACCGTTTGTTTATTAATTGGCAAGCCATAATAAATCAAGTCTTCTGTAGCCTGCATTAATGCCATATCCTCATTTGCTAAAAAGTCCTCATCTGAGACTTTCATACTCTCACATACCTCATAACCTATCGAGTGGGTATTACTCCACCACTCACCAGTATGATATCCAATGTTATATGTATCTATTACTCTTGCGATACTATATCGATTACAGTAATAGTGAGCTATCCCCAGTGCTTTATCTCGATATCTTAACCATTCCACATATTGTTCAGGTGTCATACTTCCTGCATCATTATGAATTACTACAAAGTCTATGCTGTCAAGTTGACCTGCGTTCATTAGTGTTTCATTTATTATTTGTACCATCTTATTTTTCCTCCTTGTTTAATTGTTGTAATATGTTTTGTAATTTCTCAGGCACTGGTAACCCTAATTTTGAAGTATTTTCTAGTATAGAAATACCTTCATTAGATAGGTAGAAAAATATTACTGCTGCTCTGAGTACTCCTACATGACCTAGAATATAAACATCTAGTATATTAGCTACCCCAACTAGTGAGAAAATGATAATCTTTCTAGCTATTCCCTTAAAACCAACTGAGCTAGATAATTCTTTTTTATCAATTGCACACATTATTCCAGTCACATAGTCAATTACTGAAAATGCTAAAAGTGCATAAATTAGTCCGTCCATACCTCCTAAAAATACCCCTAGAACACCACCTATACTTGAGATTATAAGTTTATAATTTAATAATGTATTCATTTTATTTACCTCCCGTTAAATAATATGTAATTTTCATTGTTTTATCCGCCGTTTTTTCAACTGTTTTCGATAAATTATTTATTGTTGCTGAGTATGGTGTAATTAAGTATAATACTTTTCTTAAATACTTGTCCCCTGAACTTTCTCCGTTCGCAAAATACCCTAGTAAAAATGGTCCATAGCTTAATGGAATGCATTCTATTGTTGATAAATCGCTTTGTGCTATTTCAGTAACTTTATCATTTTTATCAATAGTAAAATTAGTCCCTATTATCATATCTCCTAATATATACATTCCACATCCTGTTGTATGTCTTGATACTGATCCTGTTTTTAGAGTAAACTTAGGTTCTATTTTAGTTACATCTACTGGGTTATTTATCGCAAATTTCACGATATATTTTTCATCCGCACTAACTGCATATACATATCCTCCTCTCAATACAGATTTAATAGTTCTATAGTAATCATAGTCTAATGAGTATGCACCTATATTTTCTATTTTCACATTTTCTAATGTGAATTCAGTTTCTTCCATAGAATTATTTGCTTTATTTATTTTCAACTTAGTTACATTGGTATTACCTCCGCTAGTACTAGTTTTTAACAAGTAATAATTCTCTGAATCCACATAAATACATACTCCATAGGTTCCATAAGATTTCTTATACTTTATCTTTGTTTCAGTTATATTCTTCTCAGCTAAAAATGATAATGAATCATCTAATCTAAAGTTAAGCAGTGGTTCTCTTGATTTTATTATTCTAAGATGATTACTTTCAGGAACTATTGATACTATATAATTTTCTTCAAAGTTAGCTTCTACTGCATTGACATATTTTTTCTTCATCTCAGTATCTGTATCCTTAATAAGATATTTATCTTCTCCTAGTTTTATACGGTTTGTTTCACCATTACTCTTTGTTCCAAAATAACCACCTCCTGCTTTCGCATTAGTTAAACAAACACTCGATATTTTACCATTTGCTTTTGATGTTCCAAAATCCCAAACAAACTTATAACCATTTGACGTTACTTTCGATTCTTGCTTATTAAAACTACCTTGCAGTGGATTTTCCTGAACTCCTTCTACTTGTCCTGCATATCCAATACATTCATTACTTGTACTTACAAAGCTAGTATTTTTATCTTCTGTTATTTTATCTTTAAATAACAAGATTCCTCCTACTATCTTTTCAACTATTGGATAAAATGTATCTTTATTAATATTTGTAAGTAGTCCATTCGGATTTAATGTTAGAATCTTTTCTAAAACATCTGTTACGAGGTTATCATCTTTTAAAACCTCTTTCTTTTTTGTTTTAACATCGGTTAATTCTATTATTGTCTTACCTTTCATTTTTCTCCTCCACTTCTACATTCTCTTCTATATTTCCGAATACAAATTTTCGATTTAAATCATTTTTTATAATCACATCACTAAATTCATATTTAGGAACATCATAAGTTTCAACCTCTATACTACCTTCACTTAAATCCACTTGTTTTCTATGAGATAGTGTTAATTTACCTAAGTTCTCATTTACTTTTATTTTACCGTCCCAAGGTACATCTCCTCCTAAAGCACTACCTATGATCGCAGCACTTATTCCCTCTATTGGAATAACTAAGCTACCTTTTTCCAACTCAAAATCAACAGTAAATCTATTAATCACTTTTTCTTTTAAGTTTATTAGTGGGTAGAATAACGTAACCATTTGGCTTCCTACTTTAGCTATAAACTTGGGTATGTGATTTTTTATTGTAAGTTCATTTAATGAGTATATGATATTAAGCTTTTGATCCTCCTCGACTTCTCTAATCAAAGTTAGTTTCTTTTCTTCTTTTTCATCTTTTAAGGTAACAGTCTCTTCAATATGTTTTTTTAAACTTTTAACATCAAATAACACAGTAGCGATAAAAAAAGCATCAGTTTCTTTACTTGATGCAAATTCTATATCAATTATTGTTTGTGAATTCTGTCCTATTTTTATTTCAGTTCCATTAATATAAGCATTCACCTTTACTCTGTCAGACTCAATAGTTTGTAATATACCTTGAATATTCTTGTCTTGTTTACTCTTACCTTTAGATAGTAATGCATTTTTACCTACACTCTTAATTCTATATTTTCCATGAATTTTATACTCAATTGATGTAACTATAGTATGATAACTTTCAACTCCAACCTTAAAAGTAATCTTGTCTCCAACTTCAAATGCTGGATTACTTACGACTACACTATCTAATGGAGTATAATCAAATGTAGCTACCTCTTCTAAAATTGCTTTACACATCCTTACTCGTTTTTCAGGAAGTCCTAATTGCATCAGAGGATTAACACCAATATTCATAGTTAAAGCATTGTCATTTTCTTTCGAATAATACTCTGATATTTTTGTTTTAAGATTTGTACTTTGTACTGCAGTATACCTAGTTGTAAAATCTGAAATACTTAATTCATACCTATCTATTTCTTTTATTTCATAATTTGAGTTCGTATTAAATCTTTTTAATATTAACTTACCAAAACGATCTATAGTCGCAAAACTTGCAGTAGCTGCACTAATATAATGAATTAGATCACGATACGTTTCTATATCATGCTCAGCATAAATTCCGACCCTCTCTACTCCATTTGGTAATTTTTCAATTTCTTCTTTGCTTATTCCAAGTTCTACACTACACTTCTTACAACAGAATTCTAGGAGTTCATAAATAGTCCCAGATGTTTCTTTAAAACTCAGAGTTTTATTAAACTTAACCATAAAGTCATAACCTTTAATTTCAACAAATTTCTTCGTTCTATTAGCTTCGGTTGTTTCGAATATTCCAAGTGGTATTTTTTCAGTTTTATTATTTCCCAAGACTAAGTTGAAATATAGTTTTATAATGCTTCCTTCTAAGGTTATTTCTTTTAATTCATCAAGTTTCAAAGTAATGCCTATCTCCGCAGCGTAAACTGAACCTAGTTCTATTTCATTACTTCCTGAACACGAATTACTTATATAGCCACTATCTTTTAGAATATGTTTATCATCAAAATTAATTATTTTTCCCGTTTTTAATACTATCTCTCCTGTCCAAAAATACTTTCTACTTTTATTTTTTATCGTTTTATTGAAGTTAACACTTGTCTGATACATTTAGTATTCCTCCAATTTAAAACTAACACCCCAAATTCCAAGACTACCGTTTTTATTTAAAAGACTAACCTTAAAATTTGTACAATAAGTATTTATTTCTTTTTCTTCTAGTGAATAAGGATCGAAATATTTAACTGGTATTGTAGTTTGCTTTAACATTTTTGATAACTTTAAAAGATACTGGCTTGTTAGAGTTAGTTTCAAAGATATGGATATCACACTTTCCCTTACAATGTCTCTATGTGTTATTCCTGCTTCGGTAACTCCGCTACTACTACCTTCAATATCTCTAAACTCAAAGTCTATCTCATCAGGAGTTGGTATTGTTTCATTATTAATTTTTATATATGATTTTTTCATATTACCTTCCTCCTGATTTTATAATTTGTCTGTTTTGTGCATTTATTATTATTTCATCAAGTAATGTTCCACCTAAGTAAACTGGGATAACTATATCGCCAGTTGTCTCGTGTGGTATATTTATAGCTTGAATTAATTTGTTTAAATCATCACTACTTATACCTGATGTTGCATTCACTCTTGGAAGTGTAAATCCTTTTAAATCTGGATTTATCACCAAATCATTTGATAATTTAGCTACCGAGTTTTTCAAAAGATTTCTACTACTATCTAAACCTTTAGACAATCCTTTTATAAAGTCTGGCATCCAATCCTCGTAGTCTGTAAGTGGCCCTACCTCTGGAACACTAAAGTGTAAATAACTCCAAATTGTCTCTGCTACACCTTTTACTGCATCAACAACCGCACCTATCTTATCCCTAATTCCATTAACAATTCCTGAAATTAAATCACTCCCCCAAGAATAAGCTGAGTTTACTAGTCCCCAAATATAATCTACTGCACTTTGAAATCCATTTTGGATTGTTGAACTAATATTTCCTACAATATTTCCCACAACTGATAACATATTATTAAATACGCTTTGAACATAGTTATAAGCTGAGTTCACTAGATTAGAAATTGTTGAATAAATATTATTCCAGATATTTGAAACTGTATTAAAAATAGCATCTAAAATATTACTTAGAACATTTTTTATATTATTCCAAGAGGTGCTTATAAAATCACTAATTGCTTGTACTATAGTATTTATAGAGTTACTGATGTTTTGCCATATAGTAGATAAGAAGTCTTTTATACTATTCCAAATTGTACTTGTAGTTTGAAATACAAAATCCCAGTAACTTGTAATGATATTTTTTATTACATCAATAACTGTTTTGAAAATTGTTTTTATTATTTCCCAAGTTGTTGATAAGAAATTTTTTATACTCTCCCACACGGTTGTAAAGATAGTTTGAATTGCTGTAAAGGTAGTTGTAAAATATGTTTTGATATTCTCCCAAACTGTAGTCACTACTGAGGTTATACTTTGCCAAAGTTCTGTAAAATAAGTTTTAACACCCTCCCAAGCAGTTGTAAATATAAGACTAATAGCTGTGAGTGTTGTTGAAAAATAATTTTTAATAACTTCCCATACAACGGTTATAGTAGTACTTATAGCCGTCCATGTTTCTGAAAAGTAAGTTTTTATCCCTTCCCAAAGATTTATAAAAAAGTCTTTTATTCCACTCCAATGAGCTTTTAAATAACTACCTATAGATATCAATGTTACAACCGCAGCTATTATAGCGAGTATTGGTACTACCACACCAGATAAACCAGCCATAACACCACTCATCGCACTAAAGGCACCAGAAATTGCTGCAATACCCGTTATTATATTTCCTATTGAACCAATGACTGTACCGATTATTACTAAAAGTGGACCTATCGCAGCTACTATAAGTCCAATTATTACGACTATCTGTTTAGCTGTTGGACTTAGACTATTCAACCAAGTTGCTATACCTCCAAGAACTGTAGCTACCCCTTGTAAAATCGGTCCTAAAACATCAGAAATTGCTTCTCCTAAACTACCTAATGCTAGCTTAGCATTATTACTAGCTACTTTAAATTTATCTATACCATCTTCAGTTGCTTCAAATGTTTTGTCTACAACATCCCCATACTCAGACATACTTTTTGATAAATCATCTATAGAAAATCTACCTTCTCTTATAGCCCTAGTCATCTCTGCAGCACCTTTAGTTCCGAAAATCTTAGTCGCAATCGTTAGTGCTTCAGTTTCACTTCCTGCATTTTTTATCGATTCAATTGTTTTCCTAAGAGCTTCATCCATAGAAAGTCCATCTTTAGTATAGGCTGCGACTGCTTTTCTAAAACCTCTTAGTGCTTGATCTGCATTTACACCATTTGCTTCAAACTGTGCAAGTAAGTTAATACTCTGACCTAGATTTAACCCCATTTCTTTTAGAATTGCTCCGTGTTGCTGAACTCCGTTCATAAGAGTATCAACACTTATTCCTGTATCCTGTGCTTTTTGTGTTATTAATCCTAACACGTTGGCAGTTTCCTTAGCGTCAATACCCCACTGAACCATTATTTTGTTTGTCATTCCTATAGCGGTATTTAGGTCTGTTTCATTTATCTCTGCAAACTTAAGAAATAAAGTAGATAGTTCTTGAAGCTCATCACCAGTAACTTTAAACCTAGTGTTAACCTCTCCTACCGCAACACCTACATCATTCATACTAACAGGTAAACTTTTAAAAATATTATCCGCAACATTTTTTAACCCCTCGAAACTTTCTCCAGTTGCTCCAGTCTTTTTGATGATAGTGTCATATCCTTCATCAATTTCACGAAAGGCTAATGTTGCTGCAGTTCCAACTGCTACAATTGGTGCTGTCACATTTTTTGATAGAGTTGTACCTACTGAAGATATCTTCTCTCCAGTCTCTTTAAACTTACCTCCAACTTCTTTAAGTGTAGCTTGCATTGAACTATCAGTGTGTTTTAGTTTTTCAGTGAATTTATCTAGTTCTTGTTCAGTCGCAATAATTTCTCTTTTTAATGCGTCAAATTGCTTTTCTGAAATATCTCCATTTGCGAGTGCAGTTTTAGCTTGTTCCTCAGCTATCCTTAGTGTTTCTAGTTTTTTCTTAGTCTCTTCTATGGCTGTATTTAAGAGTTTTTGTTTTTGAGTAAGTAATTCGGTATTATGTGGATCAAGTTTCAATAGTCTTTCTACATCTTTAAGTTCTCTTTGAGTTTGCTTAATCTTACCTTCAACTTCACTTAATGCTTGTTTTAATTTAAGAGTATCTCCTCCGATTTCTACAGTAATACCTGCTATTCTACTTGCCATACAATCACCTCCTAAAAATTATCCATATCCTCTTGTGTCGCTATTAATTTATAATCATAACTATCATTATTTTTTTCAATGTACATATCATTTACTAACCCTATCGTTAACTCAGATAAATCATTCATTGAAAGTCCTAATTCAACTGCACGCAGTAAAAAAAGAGCGGTATTTAACGTCCGCTCAGTTTCTTTTGCTTTTTTTTAGATGTACTCATAGTTTTAACATTTATACCCCATAATTTTATTAAGTCTGGTAGAAGTTTATATACAGATAAAGTATCAAACTGTTCTAACCATTCACCTACATCATTTGAGATTTTATCATCTGCATGGTAAGCCATAATATATGCGATATTTTCAAATATTTCTAAACTCTCAATATCGATATTTCCTTTATTCTTATTAATCTTATCTAATATAAGTAAGTCTTTATAAATATCACGACTAAACTTCATTCTGTATAGTCTAGGTATCGCTGCTGACGCTTTAAATCTTACAACTTTTCCATCTACATTTATATCTTTAATAACTCCCATTACATTTCTCCTTCATGTGTTGGCATATACACTGTTTGATACCAATTCTTATATGTTTCTTCTGTTGTCTCTTTACCAGTTTTACTCTTCACAAGTCCTTCTTTGATAGGTCTTGCTTTTATTGAAAGTGTTTCTGTTTGTACTTCTCTTGATTCCTCATTTGTTTGACCTTCAATTTTTGGGCGACCTGCTGAACAATTATAAAGTACATGACGTATTTTTTTCTGATCTCCATCAAATTCAAAAAGTAGTGCAAAGTTCTTTGTTTCTGATCCTGAATCTTCAACTAGAACTTTATTTTTATCTTCTCTTTCTTGAAGAATATCCTTTCTGAAACTTTCTGGAATCATCGCAATCTCTAAATCTCCATCATATCCCATATTGTTATTAATTGTGTAATATGATCCTCCATCTGCATAGAAACTCTCTGGTTCTCCATTAGGTTCTAAACTAATTTTTACAGCACCTGGAATTGGTACTGGCTTTTCATAAGTTGTTGTATCACCTTCAGTTAATTTTGCATAATGAACATGAGACAAATTAAATTTTACTTTATTTTCCATACTTAAACCTCCATTTTATAAATTGTTTCATACATTTCTTCATTCGGTATCCATACCTCATCTTTTGTATAGATTAAAGAATAAGTTTGTAAAAGATCTTCTATCTTTTTTTCTAATTTAAAATCTTTTTTCTCTGTATACATTTCTATAATTAAATTTTTCACACTATAATATAATTTACCATCTGCTTTAAAAGTATTTTCACCGTCATAATAATATATAAGAAATGGTAATCTTGGAGCACTTCCTTCTTTAAAATGACTATAAACAAATGGAATTTCTAGCTTATATAACATTTCACATACTTCATTTTTATTCACGATAAATCCCTCTTTACCTCTCAAAAATTATATATAATATAAAAGAGGTCATGTTCTATGTACATAACCTCTTTATATTATTTATCTTTCATAAGAAAATAACAATTTATATAACTTTCTATTATTTTAATTATCTTGAAATCATCCTCTAACATTGGAAATTTTTCCTTAGTTTTTTCTAATAATAATTTCTTATTTACTAAATCATTTTTTCCTGAAGGTATTTCTTCAGTAATATCTGAATATATCATAAATAGCTCTTCAGATTGCCCCCTATCTAGCCCATTTTTTAAACATGCCAATGTGAAAGAAGGTTCATCATTATATTTTACAATAAGATACTCGGCTATTTCGTTGATAATTTTAAAATTCAATGAATTATCATTATATATTTTTTCAATAATTGAATTCATAATTATAACAACCATCCCACAGCTTGTTTTATTCCGTGTGCTACTTTCGTAGCATAATAATTACTTGAACCAGCGGCTCTCATTCCTCGATAAACAGCATCGTAGATAGCTTGCGATGGAATATCAGACCATCTTAATAATTCTCTTAATTGTGGTTCAACACTATGAAAGCTCTTCAAAAACTCTTGTTTAGCTCTATTTCCTGCAATTCTTTCAATAGCATTAGCAGCTTTATACTTATTGTTAAGAATTACTTTTATAGATTTCTTTACAAACCACGTACCACCTGCTCTAGTTTGATATTGACCAGATGATACTATATCTGATTCATATGTAGTTCCATAATCAGCTGGATTTAATAATCCTTCCCTCTCAATAGATTTATTTTTTTCTACATAATTAGTTCGACCATTAATTCTTTTTGCTTCGACACTATTTCCATCAATAGTTGCAGTAAATGTAGTTAGTGAAACAACACCTATCATTATAGCTGCAAGTAATTTAGTATTTTTTTTCATTGAATAATTCTCCTTTTCATATAAAATATCCTTGTACGTACAAAGTGAATAACTAGTTGAATATATATATATATATTATCACACTCCCTATATAAAAGCAATATTTTTTATTCACTTTTCAAAAAAAATAAATCAATATCTTTAAGATTCTACTTTTTCAGATTATATCTTCATTCTAAATCCCTCTTTAATCTTTCTAATACTTTTTCGCTAATATCTCTTGTTGCTGGCTCTATATGTGGAATTGCTTTAGTACGCCCTCCATTTTTCTTCGCATGTCCAAATTCAAGTAAATGTGCTAATTGATATCTATTTTTTGAATGAACTACTGTTTGTATAGAGTGTGCTGTTTCTCTTTCTTTTGTCACTTTCCAACTTTTTTCGTAATCTCCACTTTTTTTAGGGGATCCTTCTTTTATTTTATCTCTAACTTCATTACTCACTTCAACTACTGCACCTTTTAAACTTTCCTCGGTTAGCTTAGAATATTCCTTTAAACCCTTTGTTATCTCAGCAGCGAGTGAATCAATAGTTGTCCTCTTAGTCATTGCTATTAACTCCCTTAACTCTTAAGAACTTTTTATCTTTACTAAACACATCTACTTCTAATATGTCAAAAAATTTATTGTTATACTTTATTCTATACTCTAACGTATTAAGTTCTTTTAATTCCGGCATCTTCCTAACCACAAAAGAAATTACTTCTGAACTTAAATTAACACCATGTCTTTCCACCTCACTTGAAGTCACCAATTTTAAATTAGACCAACAAGTAAAAAAATCACTCCATGTTTCTAATTGTTGATGCAATTCATCAAATTCTAAAACTACCTTTTGAAAAATAATTCTAGTATCTAGTTCTACAATATCCATCTTAAAACTCCTCTTTCCTATGATTAAATAGTAACGCTCTAAGAATTAGTGTTAATTCTCTAAAATCAGCATTTTCTCTATGTTCATAAAGATAAGCAACTGTATATAATATTGGTATTTTAAATTCATCAAAATTATGCTCATCACCTAACTCTGAAAAACTACTCACCCTTAGTATTCCTAAGCATAATTTTTTAGCTGTAAACAGAAGTGATAAGATTAACTCATCATCTTCTGTTGTATCAACTCTCAAATAGTTTTTAACTTGTTCAAGTTTTAGTTCCATAGTTTATATTATCCTTTAATTGGTAATATCTGAACTGCTTCTGGTAATACTAGCTTACCATCAACTCTTTCTTTAGCTACAAATCCAATCATACCATTACCAGCGAATAATTCTTGAAGTTCTTTAAATGAACGAGCACCTCTATCACCTATGTTATAATAGCTAAAATCACCGAAAGCAATTTTATTCTCTGGTGCAAAAGCTGAAGTATACACTGGGTATCCTGCTAATTTATCAGGCTCTCCTAATTGGTATGATGGTTGCCAAATATATGCACCATTGTTATCTTTTAGTTTTCTGATATTAGCTATTATTTTATCGTTTAAAATAAATGCTGCTTTTTTTCTATATGGTCGTTTTAAAGCATGAATTAAATTTATAATATCATCAGCTTTTAGTGCATCCACTTCAGTTAAGTGTGTTCCTCCATTAGTTTGTGCAAATATTCCTGTTGGTTTTCCACTTCCATCACCATTTAGGAAAGCATCTTCCTCTGCATTAGCTAATGCTTTACCAAATTTTTCTAAGATATAGTTTTCTAAGTCAAACATACTATCATATAATAATTCTTCAGTAACTTTTATAGCTACATGAAGTTTGTGAGCGTCTAATAAAACTTGTTTAAAGGTTGCTTCTCCAAATTTCAACTCTCCTCCTTCTTCAACCCATGCAGCCGCAGGACTTGATGCAGCTATATTGATTTTATGCTTACCATTTGTTTTTAAAGTCTGAGATAATTTTCTAATAATGTTTTCTTCTTCTAACGTATCAACTAATCTACTATCATACTCATCTGGAACTAAATATCCTCCATCAGTATCTACTTTTTCTTGTAGAATATTTTCAATTTGTCTAAAATTAGATCGTAGGGCTTTTATCATTGCTTTTTTGTGTTGAAGATTTTTTTTGATTTTATCTTCTTTATCAGACACCATCGGTTTTGAGATTAACGGATCATTTACTGGTTTTGACAATTCTCTTTCCATATTTTCCATCTCTTGAAGTCTCTCTATTTCAAAAGTAAAGTTTTTAACTTTTTCTTCCATCTTGTTGTAAGTTTCAACATCTTCTTTTGATAATAGTCCATCACTATCTTTTTTACTCTCAACAAAGGCTTTTGCACCTTCCCATGCTTTAGCACGTTTTTCAATTAATTCTTGTATTTTTTTATTCATAGTTCTTACCTCCAGTTTTTTATTAAATCTAATCTATTTATTAACGAATCAGCTTTTATTTTTTCTTCGTTTACGTTTTTAAAAGTTTCTTTGATTTTATTCATCATTGAATTTTGAACTGTTGCTTCTTGGTAAAGCATACTAACATTTGGAATTTCAATATCCTGAATCTCATCTCGTTTTAAGATAGAATCAGCAAAACCAAGTTCAACCGCTTTTCTAGCATCCATCCATGTTTCATTATCCATAAGTTTTGATATTTTGTTTCGTGATAATCCTGTTTTTATTTCATAAGCATTAATTATTGATTCTTTCACCTCACTTAACATATCTATAGCTCTTTGCATTTCACTTGTGCTTCCATATGCAATTGTCATAGGATTATGAATCATAAGCATTGAAACAGGACTCATAATAACTTCTGTTCCTGCCATAGCAACCACACTCGCAGCACTAGCTGCTATACCATCAATTTTCACCTTAACATTTCCTTTGTGTTCCATTAAGAGATTATAAATTTGTGCGGCTGCAATACAGTCTCCACCGGGTGAATTTATCCATACAGTAATATCTCCACTATGTTTAATTAGTTCTTCTTTAAAAATCTGTGGGGTGACCTCATCATCAAACCACGATTCTTCAGCTATTGTTCCATTTAAAAATAATATGTTCTCTGGTGGTTTATCATTATTATTTTGTACTGTCTTCCAATTCCAAAATTTCTTCATCTGTGTTTTCCTCCTTATAATCTGTTAATCTCTCTGCATAAGCACCAGCCTTTTTAAGTGGTAACATGTTACCATTGACTAGATATAAGTTTCCTCCTTCCTCATCTGATATCAAATCTAAGTTTTCTAGACTCCTTATATCATTAGCACTCATCCAACCATTCTGACGTGCTGTTGCATATCCATTCATCCTACTTTGATAATCTCCTCTAAGCAGTCCATCAACATTGAATTTTATATAATATTTTTTCTTTTCATAACTTGTAAGTAGTCTTCTAGTCATAGCTTGTTCAAAACGTTTCACCCATGGATCTAGCGTATATTTAACAAACTCAAGAGATTGTTGTTCAATATTAGAAAAACTAGACTTTTCAAGATCACCTACCATGTGTGGAGGAACTCTGAAAATTCTAGCTATCTCATTTATTTGAAATTTTCTTGTTTCTAAAAACTGTGCTTCATTTGGTGCTATTGAAATAGGAGTATATTTCATACCTTCTTCAAGTATCGCAACTTTATGGTTGTTCTTACCTGAAAATCCTCTAGCCCAACTTTCTCTCATTGCCTCTGGATTTTTTACTACACCTGGATGTTCAAGTATACCACTTGGTGTCGCTCCATTTGCGAAAAATGCTGCTCCGTATTCTTCAGTTGCAATAGCCATTCCAATCGCATTTTTTGCCATGGCAATTGGGCTATAACCAACTAAACCATCAAATCCTAAACCTGGTATATGTAATATGTCACTTGGTGATAGCTTAACAGCACCTTTAGTTTTAGAGTTTGCATCCCCTTCGCTTATATAATATTCATAATACAAATTACCAGCTTCATCTCTGTCAACTTTCATTCTATCTGGCATCAATGGATAAAGTCCTAATACTTCTCCTTTACCATTTCTTATAATTTGTGCATAAGCATTACCCCATAAAAGCAAATGAGTCATTAGTGTTTCTCTAAAAATAAAACTTGTCATTTCATTATTTGGTTCATCATGAAGTAACGTATATAACATATGTTCTGTTGCTTTTTTTGTACTAGTATCGGTTACCTCATACACATGTAAAGGTAGACTAGCTAATGTTTCTGAAAGTATCCTTACACAACTATATACCGCCGTCATCTGCATGGCACTTCTTTCTGTTACTCTATTTCCACTAGAACTCCCACCCATAAAAAAATTATACGAACTTCCATTTAATCTATTTTTAGGATTGTCTCTAGATTTAAATAATTTCATAAAATAATTCATACATACCTCCTAAATTTTGCAACAAAAAAACATCTCTATTGAGATGTCTAAATACTTCGATAACAAAGTTAGATTATATCTAATAAATCTTTCCCCATATTTCTTTTCAAAATATTTTCAGGTTTAAAAGTTGGGTTTCTTGGATTGCTAGACTGGTATACTTTATCATATACTTTTAGTTCAGGTATCGCTTCCATCCATCTACCTATTGATCGAGAGAAGACGATTACCACATCACCATTTTGTACTCTTTCTTTGATAATATTAAATACAAATTGCTGACTAGGTAAATATCCTTTCATTTCCTTAACAGTTTTATCAAATATATCCCCCAATTCAGAAAAATTCTGTGAGTGATAAGGAAAAAATTCAATCAATGCAACTGTTTTAGTGAAAAACTCATCTAATTTTTTTGTAGCCTCACTATTTTGGTTTCTATTAATTTTTTCCAAATATTCATCTTCAAATAAAGGTTTCAATCTACTCCAATATCCTTCATTATTTGTACTATAATAATCAAATTCAAAAAACTTAGGTTTTTCAAGTGTCAAATTTTTGTATATCATTTCTTGATAAGGTTTATTATTTTGATAAAAAGTATAATATCCTTCATCTATTCCTGGATTTAGGTTTAAAATTAACAGCTTTGCCTTACGAACATTACCAATAAAGTGAAGTGGAATGACTCTTAAATCTAATTTAGAATGATCCGCTAATTTTGTATAATCTGAGTTTTCTTTAATTTTTTTTAAAAATTCTTCATCACAAGCTGCATAATACTCACCATCTTTCTCAACAATACCCTCCCATACACTTTTCACAATTAAACACTACCTTTCTTATTTTAGATAATTTTATTATATCATATAAAAAGCAATCCTCTGTCATCATAAACACTTTCTGTATTTTGATTTCCACATCTTATCGCACGATCTAATGCCATAATTGTTGCGATTGCCCCATCAATTTTCTCTGTTGATTTTTCTTTATCTGCCTTAATATTTCCTGCTGGATCACGTCTTATATAAATATTATCCATATTCCATCTGAGTACTGGATTACCTCCGTGTGCTAGTTTTTGTTCAAGAACTAGTTTCATAAGTTCTTTGGTCGGAGGACTCATATCTTTAAAACCTTGTCCGAATGGTACTACTGTAAAACCCATCCCTTCTAGATTTTGAACCATTTGAACAGCACCCCATCTGTCAAATGCAATTTCTCGGATATTATACTTTTCTCCGAGTTTTTCAATAAATTGCTCAATATATCCGTAATGGACTACATTTCCCTCTGTAGTTTGTATATAACCTTGCTTATTCCAAAGATCATAAGGTACATGATCACGTCTTACCCTAAGTTCTAACGTGTCTTCTGGAATCCAAAAATATGGTAGAACTACAAACTTGTCTTCTTCATCCAAAGGAGGAAATACCAAAGTAAAAGCAGTTATATCTGTTGTAGATGATAAATCCAAACCTCCGTAACATATCCTACCTAATAACTCTTCTTCATCAACATTAAAATTACAACTATCCCATCTATCCATAGGCATCCAGCGTACTGATTGTTTAACCCACTGATTAAGTCTTAATTGTCTAAAAGCATTTTCTTCTCCTGGATTTTGTTTTGCAGACTCACACGCAGCTTTAACTTTATCTAGTCCAACAGTTACTCCAAGCGAGGGATTAGCTTTTTTCCATACTTTAGGATCAGTCCAATCATCATTTTCATCTGCACCATAAATTACTGGATAAAATGTTGGGTCTATTTTTCTACCTTCGAGTATATCTTTTGCTTTTTGATGAGTTTCATAACAAATACTATTTGTATCTGTACCAGCAGTTGTAATTAAAAAATAAAGTGGCTGCGTTCTAGCATCTCCACTACCTTTTGTCATAACATCAAATAACTTTCTATTTGGCTGAGTGTGCAACTCATCAAAAACAACCCCATGAATATTGAATCCATGTTTTGAATATGCTTCTGCAGATAACACTTGATAAAAACTATTAGTAGGTAAATACACTATTCTTTTTTGCGAAGCTAAAATCTTCACTCTACGATTTAAAGCTGGACACATTCTAACCATATCAGCTGCAACATCAAATACAATAGTAGCCTGTTGCCTATCCGCTGCACATCCATAAACTTCAGCACGTTCTTCCCCGTCTCCACAACAAAGAAGAAGTGCAATCGCAGCCGCAAGTTCGCTCTTACCCATCTTTTTAGGGATTTCGATATAAGCTGTATTAAATTGTCTATATCCATTTGGTTTTATAATTCCAAATAAATCTCTTATTATTTCTTCTTGCCAAGGTAATAATTCAAATTTCTTTCCTGCCCATGTTCCTTTAGTATGACTTAAACATTGAATAAAATTTACCGCATAATCTGCACGTTCCTCACTATATACTGATGTTTTAGATTTAAACTTAGTGGGTTTATATTTCTTTTTTCTTCCCATAATCTCCTCCTCATCTGAGCATAAAAAATAGACCTTTCGGTCTATTTTTTATTCTTTTAGCAGTTTTTCATCGCCCATTCAATCGCATGCCCTATATCTTCAAAAGTTGATTTTGAAATTTTGTTTAATTCTAATTTTTAAAAAGTGTGGTTTCTTTTTACTTCTCCTTCTTGATATTTGATTTTATAAATAACTCCTACACACTCATTTTTCCAATTTGTAATTCCTATTGCTTGATAAGAATCCTTTTTCCTCTGATTCCTCCATTGTTATTTCTTTGAAAAATTTAATTCCGTTTTGTTCTTTGATGCTATTCATTGTCTTTATCTCCTTTGTTTTAGTACTATATATATCACTCTAAACATCGTATTTATCAAGTATTATTCACTATGTTCTAAGTATTTCTTCACTCCACTAAAAATATATAATACGCACGGTAGAGCTACTCCGTTCCCCCACATCTTATATTGTGCTGCATCTGAATAAGGATTTTTTAACCATGTTCTTATATTATTATCAGTTTTTTGTTTTTTTCCATTTTTTATTTTTCTATTTGTTTCGAATACTTCTCTCCAAAACCTTAAATCTTCATCTGTAGGATTAAGTAGTTCTAACCTTTCACACCAATAATCTGGGAAACCTTGCAATCTACTACATTCAAGAGGAGTAATTCTTCGAACAGAATATTTATCATTTATAATAGGAGGATCTTTATAATCACTTGCGACTAATGTTGATACCTGATCCTTTATAGCTTTTGTATGATGATAATTTTTGCTAGTTGAATAAATAGAAACTATTGCTACTCCACCCTGATTTGCATTAGGATTATTCCCTCCTGTATCCAAAGTTCTTGATGTAGCAGTTTCATAAACTTTGTATCGACTATTCTTAGTATTTAAACTTGTAAATCTCACATCATAATTTGCGATATTTTCAACTACAAAAGGTTGATTATTTCCTCCTGTTCCTAAATTACTTGATAGAGTTGGTGTAATATCTAGTGGACCTTTAAATCTACTATCTTGGCTATGATTTTCAAAAACAAGTGGTGGATGATTACTTTGGGCTCTTAAAGTTCCTGTTTTATTTAATGTAACATCTAGCCTTTCTCCTCCTTGATCCATTAAACAGTACTTTGATATTTCAGTGCATTCTCCAATAACTCCGGTAACTTCTTGTTTCTTATCTGAGCACGATTCAAAATACCTTGGCAGGCTTTCTTCGTTAAATAATATTTCTCTTGCACCTTCTCCTGTAAAATCTGCGACAAGAAAGATTCTCTTACGCCTTTGGGGGACTCCGAAATATTGTGCATCCAAGACTCTCCATGCAATACTAAATGTTCCTCCCATAACACATCCTGCATTTTTCCATTTTGAAGGTTTAGGAATTGATATGTTTTCACATTTGATTTTTGAGATTTGTTCAAGTACTTGTCTAAAGTCTTCTCCTTTTGAACTTGAGAAAGCTCCACAGACATTTTCCCATATGATAATTCTTGGATATTTTTCATTTGTATTCTCCCTCATTTCTTTAATAACTCTTATTGCTTCATAAAATAAATTTGATTTACTTCCACTTAGCCCATCTCTTTGTCCTGCGATTGATAAATCTTGGCACGGACTACCAAACGTTATAATATCAACTGGATTTATATTACCACCTTTAATATTATTAATATCGCCTAAATGAACTAAGTCTAGAAAATTCTTCTTTGTAACAAGAATTGGAAATGGTTCTACTTCACTCGCCCAAACTGCTTTCATTCCTAGAATCGTAGCACCTAATTCAAAACCTCCAGATCCTGAAAATAGACTACCTACTGTTAATTGACTCATCTATTTTCACCTCAGCATATGGAATCTTTTCTCCATTTCTTTCTACATATATGTCATCAGAAGTTCCAGTTAATTCAATATATCTTTTCACAGCAATATCAACAAATTTAGCTTCTAATTCTATTCCATAACACACTCTTCCACTCTGTGCGCAAGCTATTAAAGTAGATGCTGATCCTAAAAACGCATCTAGTACTAATCCGTTAGTTTGTGTACATTGCTTTATTAAATATACAATCAACGGAACAGGTTTACTTGATGGATGTCCATGTCCATCTGCTTTTGACTTATTA